TGCAGCTACGAACGCACTCAGGATCGCAATCAGACCAGCTATGAGAGCGACCCATTCTTCCGGGCTCACTTCTTATATGGCTTCGCGTATCCAAAGACACCGGAAACGACCGCCCAAAGGATCGCTCGGTAGTCGAGCTCGAAGTTGGTTGCTGCCCAGGCTGCAAGGAACGCACCTGCGGCAAGAAAAATCGGATGCTTCATGTAATCGCTCACGGTTATCCAATCAACGGAATGTCGAAAAACGACGCATCTCGGTCGCCTTTCTTGCTGAATGAGACATGGATATGGGAGTGATGAGGGTTCACACCCTTATACGGTCGCCATTTCCATAACCCGATACCCGAAGCAATTTTACCAGCGTGGATGACGTATTTGATGCGCTTATCTTTGCGAGCATGACGCCGGATCTGATCTGCGAGATACATTGACGTATTCGTATCGTCCAGGTTCGCATCGATGTCTATAGCTCTAACGACTCCGTTTTTTCGAGGAGCGTGATCAGACTTCGAATCATGGCGAGCATCAGCCACCCAACCGTCACTACGACGGTCGCGCTCAGGAAAACTATCGTCAATTTGTTCACGCATCTGCCTTCCTGCATGGCATAGCCAGGGTTTATTCATAACCAATAGCGTCATCCGGCAAAGGTGGTCTCAATTCGGTCTCAATCAAATCTTGTGCGTCCTCATCTTCAACAGTAGCAATCACTTTGATCCCGACTTGCTGCGATAAAGTGTAAGCAAAAGTAATTTCATCCGGTATGCCTTTGCTTGCCATAATTTCTTCATGCCATAAATCGAATGCTTCTTGGCTTTCCCATTCGTAAAACTTAGCCATCAGACACCCCACTTTGATGAAAGATATTGTTGAACAGTTAGTAAATCGGCAGCGGATAAAATCTGCTCGTAAATAATAATCTCGCCAATCATGCCGTCTATTGAAAGATTACCGCCATCAATATAATCACCAATCCCCAAAGTACGTTTTGGATCGGCCGTGCTAACTGCGTTAGTAAAAGTGTTGTTTTTGATTGCTGCGCCCTGTTTGATTCGTATATCAGAGCGATTAGCTGCGGTTCCATTGTTGAGATCAGAAAGCATGGCATAATAAGTAAAATTTGTTCCAACTGTTGTGGCTGTATCGTTATCGCAGACCAAAGAACCTGAGACGCCCCTTGTAGCACCATGCACCCACGTATTGCCCGCAACCGTCAAAGCGTAAAAACCAACATTTGCCGAAGCCGCTTCATGGGTGCTCAAAATAAACTGAGTCGCTCCGGTTATATCGTTTTTGAAAGCAATAAGAATTGTGTGATCAGTTCCGTCATGTAAGAATTTCCAGGTGCTCGCTGCTGCCGTTGAAAGCAAAAGATCATTAGTGCCAAAATCAAGAACGTTCAGAGCATTTTGAGTTCTTGTTCCGCTTGCTGGTCGATAAGCTGCTGTGCCTTGCGTGAATGTGTAAGCGTTGGCTGACTTGTCGTTCCATTGGGTTACTGCCGACCCCGATGTAGTGATGGTCGATGTATCAGATGCGTCAAGCCAAAGTTTCAAATTCGCAAGACTCGCAGGAGTAAAGGCTGCTGCGGAAGATAAAATACCCGGAATCAGCATGATTAGCTTAAATCGCCTACAACCAACCAAGTATCGGTGCCGACTTTGATACAAGAAGCCGCCGAATGTTGTTTCCTGAGTTTTGGTGCGGTTGCCGTTGCGCCTGTGGATTGAATCGTCGTCGTTGCTGGCGTTACCGCTTGAATAGTGGTCTGACCGGCTCCTAATTGCGTTACATTGATCACCGAGCCGATCGGGAATGCAACGCTGGCATTAGTCGGAATTTGAAAATTGTTAGCCGAAGCCACGTTCATGCGAACCAGGACGTTTCGATTGTCGGTCAGGACTGCGGTATAGGTCGCGGTTCGATCGTTGAGCGCGACTTTGGCAAGAGCGTCATCGACGCCGTTACCGAGGGTTCGGATAGCCAAAGCACCGTCTTTGACGAGATCCGTGTTGTCGGGGATGTTGATTCCCAAGATTGACGTCGTTGCCATTAGCTAATAACTCCTGTCGCGTTTTGCCATGTAAGTGTAGCATCTACCGCCGCCCATGTGAGCGTAGGCGTGACCTGATCCCAATCCTGCGCGACCGTCCAGAATTCGGTCGGGCTGAGGGTAAGGCTGAGTGAAAGACCCGAAAGCGTCGAACGGAACGTCCAGCCTTCCACATAACCCACGAATGAACCGCCGTTGATGTTGGCTGGCAGGTTAGCGATTGCCACCGGCATTCCCATAAATACGTTCAGAAGGCTGTCTCGGTTCGCATCGCTGAGCTCTGGGTTTTGCAGGGCATAGGTAATTGAGTCGAACTTAGACTTAGGCGTAGAGCGGAAGGTCACGAACCGTTCAGCCACCGCCTGCGCGTCGGGATCGTCATCGATGAGCGAATTGATCGTCCTGGCATAAAGACCAAAAGTGTCTATGGAAGTCTGGTCGGTGTAGGTGTAGGACGTGCCGAAATTGTTTTTATAGTTGATGACCAAGTCGTTCACGATGTCGCCCTGGCGCGTGGTCGAGCGGATACCTTCGGCGAGCGCATGATTGGCGTCGAGGTTGACGTAACCGTTGGCTACTAGATAATCCTGGCGGTGATCTGCGTCTCCGTAGGAAATCAAGCCGTTCGCGTCCTCATAGAGATAACCGATGCCAGAATTAGCAATATCGGCGACGTAGGAATACATGTTGACCGGCGCAGCCGATCGGCTGATCATTTCGTATTCGCCTTCGTCGATTTCGCCTATGCCTACGTTTTCGGCATCTTCCCAGGTAACGGTCGGGTCGTAGGAGTTCCAGGTTTCAGAGGTTGCAACCTCATTCCATGAATTCGTCAAAAGGCTTTCGAGAATGGTTCTAATCTGAATGCCGTCAAATGCTTTGCTCAGCGATCCTTCCCAGACCGCGTTTTGAAGCTTTGCCAAAGCCCCGAGAGCATAAATGTCCAGGACGGTGACGGTTGCGGCTGATCCGGTGCGCTCGACTCCTACCGCTATGTCTGAGATTCGACCGCCGAAGATTGGAACGTAAGCGTTAGACGTATCTTTGACTTCGATATTGATCGCGGTGTTGATGCCCCAGGAATAGACCTGATTTGTAAGATTGAGAATGCGAATCGCCGCATAACCAGCTTGCGCCTGAGCGTTGACGTCAGTTCGTCCAGACGTAATCGAAAAACCCACCAACGTAATGTCGGTAATTATGTCGCCGTTAGCCTTGATGCGATATTCGGGAGTCCAGGCGGTCACGTTACGAGGACACCGCCTAAGAAGCCACCGCCGCCACCTGTGCCACGCGATGCTGACTCGCTAAGGACTCGTGCGATCTGGCGTGCGGTTGACTCTGAATCGATAGCTCCGTTTACCGTGATGTTATTTGTTACCGGTGCGACTGCAGAAGCTGCCGGCGCGCTCGCGGTTGGAACGCCACGCTCGATGGCGCGAATGGATGGCGCAGAAGGTGCTACCGCACCGCCTGACGGTGCTGCGATGGTTGGAATGTTCGGAAGTAGCGGAACCGCGTTGTAAGCCTTGATGAGGGCATTTATGCCGATGATGGCGGCTTCGACGGTTGCGGTGATCACCTTTGCCACGGTCGCGATGACCTTGATGACTCCCTCAGCGATGACGCCTAAGCCTTTCAGCGCACCACCTAAGACCTTTCCGATGGTGGGTGCGATGTAAGTCTGAATCAAGTCTGCGAATGCGCTGAACGATTCTCGGTTGTCGCTAATCGCGTTTCGGACGCGATTGAATAGGCTTACTGCGCCTTCGAATGCCGGACGCAAAACTCGAAGCACGATGTCGACCGTCTTTTGAATGTTGTCGGCAAGACCGCCAGGCGCACCGAATGACTCGGTGAATCGATTGATGACCGGCACGACGTTTGCATTGACGAAATTGATAAGTCTTTCCAGGATCGGCAGCAAGGCGAACCCGACCGACTCCTTTGCTTCGTCAAAACCTACTTTGAGACGATCGAGACGACCCTGGAACGTGTTCGCGGCTGCGGCTGCCTGACCTTCGAACGTCTGCCCTAGTTTCTGGGTTATTTGGTCAAATGAGAGGGTTGCGACCTCTGCCTTAGATAAACCCACACCCAGACGCGTTAGACCGCCTAGATTGCCTTCCTGAGCCTTTGAGAGGGCTTCTGTGACCGCCTGTAAGGACTTGCCTGAGCCTGCGCTGACGTCGAGGGCTAGGGCTTGAAGTCTTTGCGCTTGTTCGAGATTGCCGGTCGCCCTAACGAGTCGATCCAGGCTTGGGCGAAGCTGATCATCGGCGACGCCGGTAGCGAGTGCGGTTTTCTCGATGAAGTCCTCGGTCGCTGCGACCTGAGCTTCGGTTGCACCGGTGACGTTGACGATGGTTCGGCGTAGCGATTCCTGCGCCTTCTCATCCTCGATTGCGGCTTTGACTCCATCGACGGCGAGCTTGACCGCGTAGGCTCCTGCGGCGGCTGCGGCTGCGGCGAATGCTAGGGCTGCCTTCTTGCCGAACTCGGCGACCTTGTTGCCGAAGGTCTGAACTTCCTTCTCGCCCTGACCGAGTTGCTTTTTGAGGTTGTCGACATCGGCAAGGATGGAAAGTTTCAGCGTGCGAAATTCAGCCATTTCAAGTCCACTTCTTCAAAATGCGATCAAAGGCTTCGACCCATTGGGCGACTAATTGAGGCTGAATGCGACGGAGTGTCGGATAGATGAAGTATCCAGCGTTGCCACGCCCCGAGGATCTTGGAGTGCGCTTTGGAAACTGTGTGAATCGATTAGAACCGAACTCAAAACCACGCCATAGTTCTTTCGTCGTGCCACCACCGCTAAAACGCTGACTGGCGAACCCATAAG